TACAACCAACAATACCACTAAAATCTATTGTTGTAGCACCAGCTACTGGAGCAAAAGTTGTAGTTACACTATCAAGATCAACAATACTCCATGCCCCATTAGTATGATTAACTTCAAAAACTCTAAGTGTATCAGATGATGCGTTCCAAATAAAATAAAATAAATTACCCCCAACATACATAAATCTTCTTATACTATTCGTTAAAGTACTAGTAGCAGTGTTACTTCCAGAAGTAACATTTGCACCAACTGGAGCATAATAAATTGTTCGATGAGTTGGACCATAAGAAGAATTTCTTATGAAATCATCTGTTGTATTTTGATAATAAGCAATTGCAGAAGTAAGTTTATTTGTGTCACTTGCAAATGGATCTCCTCCAATTAAAAGATCATAACTGCTTGTATTAAAAAGAGCAGCATTATTTGGAAGACACTCTAATAACTCATTATTTCTCTCCGCAACAAAAACTCTACCATCCGTCATGCTGATCATCAAGTGATCATTTTGAGCAGTAAAATCTCTAATGTGATGATTAGATGATGATGGAACTACTTCATCCAAGTATGGACCATTTTTAAGTTTTAATCTGTAGGTATCTGTACCGCCTGCGTATTGACTAAAAAATGCCATTTTAGATTATCCTCCACTGATGGGTGTTGTCGAAATAAGTTAAAGTTAAAGAAGTTACAGGTACATCAATAATTAAATTTTCATTATTAGGATTACCCATAATGGATTTACCATTAGAGTTAATAGTATAATTAGATGCATCTTCGGAATTTTCAAACATAAAGGTATATGTTTGACCATTTACTGGATTTGATGGAAGTACAAATTGTGAGGTTACTCCATTGTCCAGAATGAAAACTAAAATATTTTCAAAATCTAAAGCAATTGATGCTGAATATTGTGCATAGTAATCATCGTAAGAACTAGAAGCATTATTAATAGAAACATTTTTAGATCTGGATCTACTAACAACTCTCCATACAGAATTATATAAAGTTAAAGTTACAGTTACATTATTTCCAGCAAGAGAAAGACCAGATGCAGTTCCTTGAATTGCGCTGTCATTAAGGAAGGGATTGATAGTTGCTTTTACATTTCCATCAAATGTACCATCAGTTACAAATGTAAACCAACTACCATTTGGTATTAATGCTGCTTGAGGAAGCGTAATAGTATAATCAGTTCCAGTATGCTCAAGGTAAACAAATTTATTTACATCAGCAGCAGCAAGAGTCAAATTGCTGTTAATTGGAGTTGCTCTATACAGTTCATACTTTCTAACTTCACCAGCAAGTCGATCAGCAGTTACTGATCCTATAGCTAGTTTAGTTGTATTAATTGCGCCATCTTCAATTCCATCTCTTGGAATTTGATATGCCATTGCCAGTCGTACTAGTTTCTTATGTATTTATAACTTTGTCAAATACAAAGGGTCCATTCTCAGATCCCCATTTCTGTTCTTTAGTTACAGGATCTAATCCAGCATCAATAACTTTGTAGTAGTTGGGTCCCATTTCCACTCTACTAATCAACATAGTACCTTTGAAGATGCACCCATCAACAGTGCTACCTCTATACACATCTCCTTGCTTCTGAAATACCAGGTCACATTGGTCATTTTTTACTATGATAATCGGACCTTTTCCGATTATCTCTATGATTTTCTCACGATATGGTTTAGGGTCATGACTATATCGTTGGGTCACATGAAACTTATTATCTTCAATTCTTTTGTGAGTGAGAAGAATATGAGCGAAAGAAGTTGGACGACTAGATGCCTGTCGCCAGTTATTATATTCTCCTTCAAACCATTCGATAAATTCCATAGTAGTAATTACGTAAGCGGAGTATCGGATTCGAACCGACGACATCTAACTTGGAAGGATAGCGTTCTACCACTGAACTAACTCCGCAAAAAAGGGACGAATCCCTCAAAGAATAAAAGTAACTAGTCCTGCATATGCGACTAGTATAGCAGATAATCCACCAATAACCTTGTAGTATTTACGAATTGGTGTACCGAAGTATTGCTGACCAATCATCAAACACTTATGAGCAGGGGACAGAAGGTAACCAGCATACTCAGTACAGAGAAACCATACAAGATACTGAGGACCGAAAATCTTAGTGAGAAGTGATGCCATGCCAGCATACTTACCAGATGATCCCATAACCCAAGAAGCAAGAGCAGCAACAATAGAAACAGGAATAAGTGTTTCAGGAGTAGCAGCACTTAGATATGCTTTGACTGGTTCATTTAACATACCAACTACACCACCAAGAGCAAGAACGATAGTTGCAATGATAGCGAATTTACCATCTAACCAACGACCCCACTTCCAATCCTTACAGAGGATACTATAGTAGATTGCCATAGCAGCAAACCAAGGGAAGAAGAAGATTGCTCCACCCTTACCAGAGCTCAGAAGGAAGATCACCGTGGCGATCATAGGTGCCCAACCTTTGAAGGCACGAAGAGCATTGAATTCACGAACATTAGCGAGAACATCAACACGATCTGGGTCAATCTTACTAAAGATATACCAGAAAGTATATCCAAGAGTGATCGCTAGAGGAATCCAAATCATTCCAAGGAATGTTGAGTAAGATACTCCAAGAACTGCCATCGGAAGGACTACAGTTTTCTCAAGAGGAGACCACCAGTAGTAGTGGTGAGTAGAAAGATAATCAATAATGCCATAGGCACTACGCTTCTTTTTGTCTGGTGGTGCAATAGCATCTAGGAGTGGTGCTGAGAGAGCAACACGTCCAGGGATAGGTAGCACACCACCAAGTAGTGATGTAATCAGAATAATCAAACGATTATCTTTTACATATTTTTTAGCAAGAGAATAGACATCTTCTAGTACATGATATTCACGGATAAATCCACCAATAATCATGATACCAAAGATGTAACCCATGTAGAGTTCGTTTTTTAGTATTGATTCAATCATAAAAGATTAAGGGTTTCCATGCACGCCACTTGCCCTTTGACCAGAGGCAAGAAACTGGGCGGGAGTTACCTCCATCCGCACCACTTGCTCTTATGGAAAAGCAAGAAACCCGAGGGTCATATGACCATCCCGACCAGGGCGCTTTTTACACCATCCCGAGGTGTTGGGTCAAACTTGACTCCACCAGGGCAAGATTAATGTCTTTCCGAGACGGTCATACATATACTCCAGATTCAATTAGATCTGCTTCAACATTGTCGAGGATTACATTATAATCATCTTCAGGATCATCATAAAGTTGAACACCTTGATCTTCATAGAAACGAATAAGTTTCTGATAAAGTTTTGGATAATCTTCATCTAAGGCAATAGTGCCTTCGACAGCAGACGTTAATTTCTTGAGATCGGACTTGAATTTAGAGTAAAATTTTGAACGAGACATTGCCTTTGAAATGGACAAGTAAAGTTTAGGGTAATGGAGGTTGTTTGTCAACCCCCTATCGGAGTGGCTGGGATCGAACCAGCGTCCTCTTGCTCCCAAAGCAAGCCGTCTACCTCTGACTTACACTCCGTTATAGTGTTCGATCTGATGGCAATTTGCACATAAGACCTCACATTTATTTAACTCTTCCATCAAACCATCCCAAGATCTATACCTGGCGATGACGGCAGGAGTTCCCTCCTTATTATCATCAGTGTGATGGAATTGTAATGCTCTGTGATCATCATAACCACAACGATTACATTTGAGAGTTTTCTTGTACTCTCGGAATTTTAGCATCCTCTCTCTAGATTTGTCAACCTTTTGAGTGGAGTAACACTTAGTACATAGGTGCCTGTAGTACTGAACTCCGTTAACTATACCAGCTTTTGGGAAATCTGTCAAGTCATGGGTGGAGTTGCAGTTTCTACAGGTCCTTTCCATTTGGGAGTCAGTTAAATGCTTCCCAATTATTTATACAATTCAAGAGTTAAACTCTTGGTTTCGGCGGCGGTCCAGATATTCTAGCACCTCCGACCGCCATTCCATGAGTTCATGGAAGCATTGCTGGTTGTGAGCACACTGACGCAACTGAGAATCTGGTTTGAGAACACTCTCATAAAAGAGTCCCAGTGCGTCACGACGCTTGTCGTGTTTTTCGTTCATCGGATTTCAAAGTCGAGTTTGCGAACCTTTCGTTTCCTTCGGTTCTCCTGGTATTCTAGGTCACTCTTGCTGAGAATGCTAGTATCCTTAACATTCTTTTCATAATTCAACAGTAGAACTTGGGTCATATCTACTGCTGTAATCTTGTCCTCTGTAATAGTTGTCTGATTGGGACAATTGCACATCTGAGGTTTTGCTGCACTCGTTAATTCTTTGTTGCAACACTTGCATCTGACTGATAACATCACTTAACATTCCTTTTATTTCTTCAAGTTCTTCGTGTATATCTTGATGATGAAACCGAAGTGGTTTCTGTATTAATTTTTTAAATTTTCTATCTTTCATTTATTTATTCGGGTTATGATCTTTCATACCATCGTGATTACCGTCATTCGGCAACTGACCATATGCAATATAATTAACTACTTGAATGGACCCCTCAAGACGCTTAATATCTGCTTCCGTCTTAAGGTACTCCTCATATGCGTCTTGAAGTTTATTTAATTTACCTTGAAGTTCAATGGTTCTTTTGGTAAATCTTTGAAGTAATTGTTCTGGTGATTCTGTAGGTTTCATGTTTTTTATTGTATATATCATGGGCGATACTGGAATCGAACCAGTGACTTACCACTTGTAAGGAGGCCACTCTACCGCTGAGTTAATCGCCCTGGCGTCTCAGGTTGGATTCGAACCAACGACCGACCGCTTAGAAGGCGGTTGCTCTATTCCACTGAGCTACTGAGACATAAAGGAATTATACATGGAAGGGGAGCATATGTCAAGCCCCCCTTGCCTATTATATTGTCTTAAACTTCTACCGTGATCATTCGATTGGCATAGTCATGTGCATAATGTGTACGAGCACCATGAATACCCCAACCAATCCAACTGTACGCATAGTTCATGTAACGATTGATGGACTTACCAGGAGTTTTTAACTGGTTTTCAATGTCCTTCCACTGAACTTCATTCGTCAGATAACGAAGTTGCGTATGAATATTTGATGGATTACCACCAAATCTCTTAGCAAAATCACCCAATCCATGATAACGATTAGTAGATGTCCATTGGATCAAACCATAACCTCCCCAACGGCAGGAATGATAATTGATCCTACTACCACCCTCACAAATATTAGCATGGAAATTACTTTCCTGCTTGATATTTCCTAGAATAGTAGCTAGGGCGTTTCTATCTCGAATACCTTGATCCTGGAAAAATGCCAGGGCGGTATTTTCATTTTCATTACACCCTTTACAAATAAGCCTCTTCTCTTTGGGCTTCGGTTCTGCAACTTCTTTGGTTGCTGTCTTTTCAGAATCAAACTCCTGAATAATGGAGAATGGTTTATACGAAGGAACAAGATCTTTTCCCACTACCACTGGTGGTGGGGGACCATCCATCTTATAATTCTGAAACGGCAGTAGTGCCGTAGTCGGTGCAGCGATTCCTACTAGAGAAGCCGCTACAAGTGTAAAAGTGTTTGGCATTAAAATTAATTGAACTCTACATCCCAATAGAAGGGGGGTACACCGCACCTCTCGATGGGCACCTTCCTGGGCACAATTTGTCAAATCAAATTCTCATAATGTGAGACCCACCTTTTTAGGGGTGGGTCTTAACATAATATCAGATATTTAGGCCGTTGTCAACCCTTCCAAAGTTCACCCTCTGCCTTACGGCGACGAGCAAGACCTGCTTCAACATGACTACCAGGATTACGATAGAGGAACAATGCTTCTGGAACTAAGTCCCACTCTTTATTCTTCAAACGCTTCGTGATAGTATTAAAATTAGACCCGCCGTAGAAACCAGCGCCAAGATTATACGCAAAACTGAGTAAAGCACCTCGCTGTCCATCGCTCATTTCATCCCAAAATGGAATTTTACGCAGCGAAGGTATAAACTGCTTACGGCATTGGTCCACAAGTAAGGAATCTGCCTCATCTTGACTAATTTTGTCTCCAAGTTTGAAGGGATTTCCATTTTTATCTCTGGTGGACCCCCATCCGATTGTGATTGGGGGTCCTCCCGAAAGAGGGTCAGGATACGCCTCCAAATGACAACCTTCGAATTCCTTAATTAATTTTAAACCTACAGGTGGAACATCATCTGGAGCTGTTTTAGATTCACCTCCACCCCATGCTGGAGCAGGAGCAGCGGGTTCAGCGGCAGCAGCAGGGGCGCTGCTACCGCCTGCTACTTTGGGAGTTCTTGATCGAAGATACGACCCCAACCATCATTTCCTGCTGGGTTCCAACGCTTAGAAAGTTCAGATTTCTTATAAACAGCTCCTTTGCCGTTCATAACATCCGATGAGTATCCGTCGTTAAGGTCACCATAAGGATCGTTAACAATATAGTCCTCACCCTTCTTACCGATAACTACACACATGTGACCACCCTTAGGAGCACTAATAGGTCCACGATGGAGAATGCCAATAACAACTGGTTTGCCAGCGGCAAGTTGCTTGTCTAAGTCAGCAAATGATAAGTTGTAGGAGAAGTGTGATTTAACACCATACTTTTCTAGAACTTTAGTTTGAACAGCATGGTCTGTGGTATCACCAATTTTGAATACTTCTTTAACATATGCATCATCACCTTTTGGTCCAGCGGGAAGTGCTCCTGGCTTAAAGTATGATAAGCACATAGCACATGAAGACGAGTTACAGGTACGCTCAGCGTTCGTGTAGTTGTCTGTCTGTGGATAGTAAGGAACCTTGAGTGGATTAGTAATACCAGCAGGTCCTGCTACAGGTTTTCTAAAGATCTTTACCCATTCAGAGTTATCATCAAGATATTCTTTAGGGAGATTATCTTCCAGCCACTGTACAGCGGCAGCATGTTGGGGGTTCTCGTGTTTGTAGAACCTGAAAAAATTATGAAGATCGATTTCCATATTAGTTACAATGTGCTCTGGACTTTTTATTTAGATAGTTGAATACTCAAATGTCAGGAATAGCAAAAATAATCTTTTCTGTAATATCTACCAAGGATATTGCTATTATAGTAGGCGGGATTACCATCATCCAATTTAGTTGTCAACACTTCATTGACAAACAATTGTCGGGTCTCTTCGTAATTACATTTACCAAGAGTGGTATGTAAACTTATGATTTCTCTCCTAAAGTTATTCTTACCATATTTTTTAATATCTTCTTTTAATTCTGGACAAGATCCATAATAATTTTTCCAATCAGATTCTTGCCTAGATCTTCTAGTTTGTCCTTTCTTTTTACGAAAAGACCAAAAGTACTTTCTACCTATGTATTTTCTACCATTAGTTGTATTGGTAATCAGATATACAAACCCATAATAACCGTTAATTTTATCAGAATCAAATACCTGATCACCAAACCACCAAGGATTTTCGTACATAAAATAAACCAGTCACTCTGATTTATTTATTGAGTTTGCCCAGTAGTCGTTCCAGTCCCCTGACCATGGATCTGAAATCTCCTGCTTAGTGCTGACAAAATCCACGCTTGAGATAAATTCTTTGGACCTTCCTTCAGGATCTTCTCCTGAAGTTTGGTCAATTTTTCTATCTCTCTTTTTCTCATAACTGGAAACCAGCGAAAGTATCCTTCCCAACATCTTGTTTTACTCCGCTAACGATGTAATTTTCTACTTCCGTTTCTTGTGGAGCAACTTGCAGACCTTTGGATGAAATCCAATGTTCTGTCCAAGGCAGAGGGTTATTCTTTGCAGGAATATCGTACTCTGGTTTCAATCCAATCGCCTTCATTCGACGATTTGCAATCCACTCCACATAGTTATGCAGTAGTTTATCGTTTAAACCAATCATAGAACCATCTTTAAAGAGATACTGTGCCCATGCTTTTTCTTCATCGACACATTGCTTGAACATTGACCTTACATAGGGTTCTTCTTCTTTAGCAATCTCCCTAAATTCTGGATCGTCTCCCTCACGCCATTTGTTAAGGATGTTCTGTGTAAGTACAAGATGCTGGTTTTCGTCTCGTGCGATGAGAGAGATGATTTTAGCGGATCCTTCCATAAGCTTGAGTTCACCAAATGCAAACGAACAAGCGAACGAAACATAGAATCGGATACCTTCGAGAATATTGACATTGGCAATGGCTCGATAGAGTTTACGCTTCAGAGCATAACGTTCATGCAACCCTAGGTCAACCCCATCGTTAGCAAACTCCCACAAATTACCATTTCCATACTCCTGAGCAGAGTGAATGAAGTCATCGTAAGATGCGGTAACAGTTGATGCTCTATTAAGAATCTTTTCATCATCCAAAATAGTATCAAATACTTCAGTTGGATCTGAATATACGTTCTTAATAATGTATGTATAAGAACGACTATGAATCATTTCAAAAAATTCCCATGCCAGCATTGCTGACTCAAGTTCAGGAAGTGAACAGTATGGAATGAATGCCATACCAGGACCACGACCTTGAACAGAGTCGAGCATAATCTGATACTTCAAGTTAGAACTAAAGATGTGCTTTTGTTCAGGGCGAAGTGTTTGATAATCACCACGATCTTTCTGGAGGGAGACCTCTTCAGGTCTCCAGAAGTATCCTAGTTGCTGTTGAGTCAGTTTTTCAAACACTGGATACTTTGCCCCGTCATATCTCTGAACCCCTAAAGGTTGTCCAAAAAACATTGGTTGAGTTTTAGCGTCTACCTTATTGGTATTAAATACCGTCATACCTTCGATCTTTCTTTTTGGTTCAGATTTTACAAGATTCACAATCTTCCTCCGTGTTTTCTAGTTCTGCAAGAATTTGTTCTAATTTGCTACGCTTTTCTTCTAGTTCCTCATCGCTCTTACTATCGTAGGTGTTCTGGTAATACGATGTCTTCCAACCGTATTTGTATGTAGTCAGAAGATCTTGTGCCCAAACTGAGATTGGGATCTGTCTGTCTGGATAATTTTCTGGATTGTAACTCCAGTTGCCTGAGATTGCTTGGTCAAAGAACTTTTGCATTATCGCCAAGATTTTAATGTATCCCTCATTCGATTCCATATCCCAAAGAAGGGTGTAATTATTCTTGAGGGATCCATACTGTGGAACAATCTGTTTAAGAACCCCTTTCTTGCTTTTCTTAGCGGACAGGTATCCTCTAGGTGGTTCGATTCCATTGGTTGCATTTGACACAACGGAACTGCTTTCAGAAGGCATTTGTGCGGACAACGTGCTATGTCGTAGTCCATGTGTTTTAATGTCGGCACGTAAACTTTCCCAATCATAGAAGTACTCAGGTGCTACTAGTTCGTCTACATCTTTTTTATAAGTATCGATTGGAAGAATGCCATCAGAATACTTAGTGCGTTGGAATGCATCACATGCACCCTTCTCTTTTGCAAGTTGATTGGATGACTTCAATAAGAAGTATTGGAATGCTTCAGTCAAATCATGAACCAGTTTCAAAGCAGCAGGATCATCGTAATGCTCGCCATGGCGTGCCAAATAGTGGGCAAGACCAATAAACCCTACTCCAAGCGATCTGCGTGCCCTTGTAGCACGTTCTGCTGCTGCCACAGGATAATCCTGATAGTCAATCAATTCATCCAAAGCACGAACAGAAAGATCACAAAGATCTTCCATCTCATCTAGTTTATTAATCTTACCTACGTTGATAGCAGAGAGAATACAAAGAGCAATCTCCCCATCAGCATCATCAATATGATTAATAGGATCAGTTGGAAGAGTAATCTCTTGACACAGGTTAGACATGTTCACTTTATCCTTAAAGGAAGAGTGACTGTTGCAGTGGTCGATGTTCATGATATAGATACGACCAGTTTCTGCCCTTTGTTTCAGGAGATCCAGAATGAGTTCTTGAGCATTAACAGTTTTTCTTGGGATTCGTGTATCTTGTTCATAACCCAAATACATCCAGTCAAATCTATCAGTGCCAAAAGCATCATACAAACCAGGAACATCGTGTGGACTGAAGAGAGAAATGGTTTCGTTACGGATGAATCGTTCATAGAACAGTTTGCTAAGTTGAATAGAATAATCAAGACCACGAACTCGATTGTCTTGAGTACCTTTATTGTTTTTAAGAACAATAATATCTTCTATTTCTTGGTGCCAGATGGGGAAGTGGACAGTTGCTGATCCACCTCTAATGCCATTTTGTGTGCAGCATTTGACAGTTGCTTCAAACTTTTTGAGAAACGGTACAACGCCAGTGTGCTGTACCTCTCCACCTCTGATTTTACTGTTGATGCCACGTATTCTGCCTGCGTTGATGCCGATACCCGCCCTTTGTGCAACATACTTGCCGATAGCCATATCACTGCTAAAGATGCTATCGAGGGTGTCATCAACATCAACAAGAACACAGCTTGCAAATTGTCGAAGTGGAGTTCTAACCCCCGCCATGATAGGTGTGGGAATGTTGATTTTGTGTTTGGAGATGGCATTGTAATACTTACGAATGTATGACATTCTAACGTCCTTACTATAGTTAGCAAAGATCGTTACCGCAATCATCATGTACATAAATTGTGGTGATTCATATACTTGACCATTACTTCTATCCTGCACGAGGTACTTATCAACGACCTGACGTAGACCTGCATAAGTGAAGATAAAGTCACGATCATGATCAATCCATTCACCAATAGTATCAAGTTCTTCTTTGGTGTAGTTGTTAAGAACTTCAGAATCATAAACACCCCATTCAACACAACGAATAATTTGAGTATAGAAATCAGGATGTTCCCAACGTCCACCAAATAGTTGCTTGCGAAGTCCAAAGAGAAGCAAACGAGCAGCAACGAATTGATAATTGGGGTGATCAAGATCTATTAGATCCGATGCAGATCTTACAAGAATCTCCTGAATTTCTGCTGTAGTAATTCCATCATAAAACTGTAGACCACTATTAATTTCTACTTGTGATGCAGATACGCCAGCAAGACCATCACATGCAGCGTCTACCATTTTATGCATTTTATCGAGATCCAAATTCTCGATAGTTCCATTCCTTTTTTTAACTTTAATGCCGTTACTCATACTTGCTTCCACTGGGTAAACTTAAGGTTTGCTTCTAGTCCTTGGTAGGTGTTGGATTCTACCATACTCTGAACGTCATGTCCAGCAAGAATCATGTCATTCAGATCTTTTTGTTTTATTTCTTTTGGAAAGATTACTACTGGATAACCTTGCTGGATGGTCTTAGCAATCTTTGTACAGATCTCTCTGTTTCTCGGTTCATTGTCGAAGACGAATACAAATCGATAATCAAAACTGCTGAGGTCAACATCGCTACCACACATAGCAATAGAGTTGGAAATGAAAGTGGAGTCGAACGGTCCTTCTGTGACGTAAATTGTTTCATTTTCATTTACCTTATCCAATCCATATAATTTGGGTTTGTCCTCATCAAGCATTACTGTAATGTAACGAAGTTGAGCATTGGGGTAGAGGGATCTCCCCTGATAACCGATTGTACCATCTCGATCTCTTAAAGGAATGATGATTCGTGACTCATCGTATTTGGTATCTCTGAAAACTTTCTTATGAGTATTTGTCCATTCTTTAAATTTTGGACAGAAGTAGAATGATTCAGGTGACAACTTACGAGTGTCAAGGAATCTCCGAGCGGGATGTGATTTATTTAGATCTGATATCCTACTCAGATCTTTGAATATGTCCGTTTTAAAACTTGGTTTCTCAAACTTAAAATCTGGCAAAGGTATCTTAGTTCCTTTACCAGTAACACCTTCTCTGTATGCTTCAAGTACATATTCATCATATAAAGAAACATCATGATCTTTAAGAAAATTAGGCAAAGTTCTACCTACTCCACAATTGTGGCACTTAAAAATATATGAACCTTTCTTTTGAAAGAAATACCCCCTTGCACGATTCTTGTTTTTCTGAGAATCACCGCAATAGGGGCATCTAAAGTTGTAGGTAGTATCTGACTTCTTAAACTTTTCTAGGCGAGTAGAAAGAAGTGAAATGTACTTGGTATCAACGTGAAGCATGAACGAAGTGCGTTTCGCTCATACTAGCAGGTATAGTCCTAGGTGTCAATACCCTAATGATTGGGGGAACCACTTGCAGGATCGTCACGAGAGTTGCTATGACAGCAGTAGCGCCGACAACAAACCTCGTATTCCTATCGGCCTTCTTCTCAAGTGCTTCTATCTTTTCTGAAATGTTCTTAAACATACGATCATCATACTTCTGATGATCTTTAATCATTTCAATTATAGCATCATTCACTCTTTCACCCTCATCTAAACGGTTTTCATGGCGCTCAAGGACAATAGCAATCTTGTTGCTATTGTCCGAAATTGTTGTTACTGCTCGCTCAAGTTTGTCGAGCATTTCTTTTGACAGGTCTTCATAGATATCAAGCTTACTTTCAAGGACCGCTAGTTTACCAAGACCGAATGCCATCAGATCATCTCTACAAAAGAACTTGCCCTCTCAAAATTCTCATGGATCATATCGGTAAATTTATCCTGGTTTTCTTCTGACATTTCTAACCAGGTATATAAAAACTTCTCTTGCTGCTCTTCAGAAAGAGTTGCAAACTTTTCATTCAATGCAGTAAATGCACCTTGCCAATCAAAAGAATTCTTTTGAGTTTCTTTGCTATCTTTAGTTGCCTTGTTAATATCTTTTGCGATATTCTTTTGGCGCTCACTCGCCTTCTTTTGATAATCCTTTGCCTTTGCTTTTGAAAGGGTTTGGATTTCTTGCTTGCGATTCTGTGCTCTCTTCTCACGCTCTTGGCGTTTGGCAAGTTTACGTTTCTGTTGAATGAAACGCATAGCAGCACCGACTTCGGTATTGCTATTATCTGCTTCGGTGACGATTTGCTGCTCTTCCATGGTGTTTTCTTTTAATCTAGCGTTTTTAATCCTCTGAAAAATATCGGTTCTAAACTTTTTCTTCTTCTTTCTAACTGGAGGTTCATCTGGAGGAAGTCCAGCAATAGCACCTGAGGTGGCGGTATTGGTAGGTACTTCTTCTGTATACACTATACCATTATTTTTAAGAGTGTACACTTTCATAATTTTTGCAACTCCTCTGTAGAATATTTATCAATTGAAATATTGTCCAAATAAGAATGCATCTCTGGATATCGATTCAAATATAACATAAAACTTTTAAGTATAGACCAATACTCTGATGATATCTTGTAGAACAACAAAGGAGTTGCTGCTTCACCAAAAACATTATAAATGATGATCATGTGATTTAATATTAAATGTAGTTTAAGGTTGCCAGTTTTAACATAAGTTTTAAGCAACCTTTTCAAATACTTAAATCTCTTAAGATCATCGTAAAAATCCTCCTTAGTTACTGCTTGAGGATTATCATAATTTTTAATGGCAAAAAAGAGGTAATTGTCCTCATTCAACTCATCAAATTTCATAGATTATCATGCAATAGCAAGAGTATAATCAGTTCCTGAACCACCAGCGCCAACTACATCACCAGAAACAAATGCCAGGTCAGAAGCATCAGTGCTGCCAGCATCAAAGATTGTACCACCAGCAAGGTTGATTGACTGAGCACCAATGCTCAGGGTCTCAGTTGCAGAAGGAACAGTGAAGTCAAACTCAAGACGGTTGGTTCCTGTGCCACGTGCATAGGTTGCAGTGATAGCACCTGTTACACTACCAGTTACATCCAGAGTTGGTGAACCAGTTACATCAACAAGTTCGTTGTAGATAACAACAACAGTGCCAGTATCGGTCTGAGCGAGTTCTTCTTGCTCAAAGAATACTGCGGTGATGTCACCAGCACCAAGAAGGTCAGATGCACCATCTCCACCAAGACCGCCCAATGCTACCAGAACTTCATCCCAATAGCGGGAAGTCGATTTATCATATCCTTTATAGTGACGAAGAACCCAACCCTGCTCAGTGGCAAAGCAGTCCTCCAAAAGACCATTCTTATTAACACGATCTAACCACTTTGGTTTCGATTCGTCAGCGTCTGTTTTTCCCCAGAGAGGCATGAGTATACTCCTAATATTAAATGAAATTACTTTCTAAACATATTTATAAAAAAAGGAGGG